CTGACCTTGCATCATTCCGCGCATACGCCCTTGCAAGGGGCGACAGCGCGCCGACAGCAACAGCGGATGTAGGTGCAGAGGCGGCGCTTGTGCGGGCTGGTGACTACATCTCTGCGGAGTATGTGGCGCGGTTCTTGCCTGCGTTCGTGGACCCCTTGCCAGACGCAGTAGAGGCCGCAACGTATGAGGCCGCGCGGATGGAGTTGGCAGAGCCTAACGTGTTCTCCAAAACCTACAGCGATGCGGGTGACAAGGTGCTAACAGGCGTTGGCGATATTCGTTGGGAGTTCACCGGGCGCAAGGGCGGATCACAGGTGCCTAAAAGCACGCGGATTGAAGGCATGATGCGGCCATTTATCGGCGGCAATACCAAGACGTTGTTGCGGTCATGAGCGCCGGAGACGACATAGCCGCCGAGATCCGCGCCGCCTATATCGAGGTGGGCAACGCGACCGGCAACGGCCCGCTCTACTGCACGATACGCAGGGCAACGCCACGCACCGACCCTGACGATCCCGTGACGCCCCCGCAGTATATCGAGGTTGTTGCATATCAGGGCAAGCGCCATATCCGCGATGCTGCCGGAACGCTGATCGGCGTCACGATGACCACGCTGAAAATCGGCGGCGGGATTGTGGAGCCTCTGAAATCGGACTACGTTGCAATCGGAACGCGAGCCGATGATGTGACAAGCCAGACGCGGTTTGAGCAGGTCTCGGACGTTGAAACGCTGGCACCGGCTGGCGTGGCGTTGATGTATACGATCCTCATTGCCGATTAACCCGCCCACAGCGTCAGAAATAGCGTCACTGACGCACTTCTCGCACAGGTGGTTGGTCCAGTCGCACATAGACGCCGGACGCACCGCAGAGGCGCACTGGGCAATGCACATGATTGCGCCGGAAGTGTTCGCGGCCTATGATCGGCAGATAGAAGCGGCGTTCATGCTGGGCTATGTGATGGCCTTGGCCGCAAAAGACTGACACCCCTAAACAGCGGCGGTAGATCATGGCAAAGACAGCCCAACAACGTCGCATTGAGCAGCTCCTCCGCACGCAAACCGCATCCATCCGCAAGGCGTTCGTGGAAGCCATGGCAAAGGCCAGCGGGGCAATCGACACGGCGGCGCTGATCCGGTTGCTAGAGGCGGGCAACATCGAAGCGGCGGCGCAACTGTTCCGGCTGGATCAGGGCACGCTGTACCCGCTGCAACGCGCCATTCAGGACGCATTCATTGGCGGTGGGCTGGCGGTGACGCAGGACTTGCCGAAGGGCTTGGCGGGGCGCTTTTCGTTCGACGGCGCTCATCCCCGTGCAGTGGCATTGGCAACAGAACAGGCGGCGGCGTTGGTCACGAATATCAGCGACGATGCAATTATAAACGCGCGCAAGGTTATCTCAGACGGGCTGGCGTCAAATAGGGCGCTCACAGGCGTTGCCCGCGACTTGGCTGGGCGTAGGGTAGGCAACAGGCGGGTCGGTGGCGTGCTGGGGCTTACACAGCCGCAAACAGACCGAGCAATCAATATCCGCAGCATGTTGCGCGATCCGGCGCGCATTGCGGAGTATTTCGAGGGCGGATCGGCGCGGTACAAGGAAAGCGACCGCCGTTTCGATAAGCTGGTGCGCAAGGCGATCGATGACGGGCGCGCGCTATCGCAGGCCGACGTGGACCGCGTGACCGATGCTTACAAGGCCAAGGCCACAGGCAACCGCGCAAAGACGGTGGCGCGCAACGAGGCGTTTATTGCGCAGGCGACCGGACGCGATGAAAGCTATCGGCAGATGCTCGAAGGCGGCAACGTCGAAAGCGTCACGGTGCGTTGGCAGCATAACCTATCCGTCAACCCGCGTGACGATCACGTGGCGATGGATGGCACGGTTATCCAGCTTGGCGAAACGTTCAATTTCCCCGATGGCGCACGCATGAAGTACCCACACGATCCAGCGGGCGGCGCGGCTCACTCTATCGGGTGCAGGTGCGTTGCAATCCATCGCGTGAAACTGCCGAGGGACTGACATGGCCAAATCTTTCACGGCTCAACTCAAAGACATTGAGAAAATGACCGTCAAGAATATGCGCTATGTCGCAGCGGAGGCGATCCAAGACGTGATGGAGGCTGCTATGACGCCATCGCGCGGCATAACCAAGGGCGGCACCTTTGAGGAAGGCAAGATCCCCGTGGCAGAATCCGAGTTGATTAACAGCCTGACCAGTGACGGGATCAAGGGCGAGAACAGCTACACGGTGGCAATCGCAGGCTTTGACATTGGCGACACTCTCAAATCCGCATGGACCGCAGATCATGCGCTGGTGCAGGAAGTCGGCAACTCGAAGATTAGAGGTAGGCACTTTGTCGGGGCCAACGCACGCAAGTTCCCCGAATTTGTCGCCAAGCGCGCAAAGGAAGTCTGATGCAGGAATCCGACATCTCCCGCGTTCTGCGCGCACGGCTTAAGGCGATGCCTGATGTGCCGCCGATACTGTACGAAAATCAGGACAAGCCGGAAACCATGGCGCGGCCTTATCTGGCGGTGCAGATGGTGCGGGTATCGCGACGCAACACGACAATCAACGGCAGCGGGGGCGTAATGGCGCGCGGGTTTATGCAGGTCACGGTGGTTGCCGATCTAGACCAGTTCAGCGGACCAGCCGAGACAATTGCAGACAACATAGCGGCGCACTTTCCGAAGGCACTTAGGCTCACCGACGATACTGGTGCGGTCACGGTACTGGACGCACCTAATATTATGCAGGCCATGCGCGATGAAAGCGACTGGCGTGTTAGCGTCCAGATTGATTATTGGGCATCATAAGGATCACGACATGAAGAAGTTTTCACCCAAGACAGAACAGCGCGAAGATGATGGCGAGGATGTACCACAGCCATCAAAGCGCGCGACCTTGAAAAACACCAAAGCCAGCAACGGCGAGATTGGCGCAATCGCCCGGCCGCTGCAAAAAGATGCCGCCGCATGGCGCGCAATCGGCTGGGTCGACGCCGACTGATTTGCCCCGCCTGCGGGCTGCCCCAAGGGGCGAACGGTAGGCAATTCACTCAACTTTGGACAGCAACACCTTGCTACGGCAGGCCTGTCCGCTTTGCCAAATGAAAGGGCAATATCATGGCTACCCGGAACAACATCGGTAAAACGATCTACTTCTCTACCACGCTCCCCGCGACCAATGACGCGGCGGGCTTCGAGGCCCTCACATGGGTTGAGCTGGAGTTCCCTGAGACACTCCCGCAGTTCGGTGTGACCAACAACAACATCGATGTGCCAGACCTGAAATCAGGCTTTACCAAAGGTACGAAGGGCGCGGCGTCCGGTGTGGACAGCCAAGGGTCAAACCGCATCGACGGCAGTGTTTTGGCGACGGGCCAAGCTGCGTTCAAGACGCTGTGCGACGGCGCTAGCGGGGCGTGTGCGATCAAGATTGGCACAGGCTCTGGCGCTGCTGCTGCTTTGGTGGCAACCGATCCTGTGGAGTACGCGCAGGGCTACGTTCACTCGTACCAAGAGAACCAAGCGACGGACAGTTCTTATGAAGGTTTCGTCTACAACTTCAAGCAGAACGCTCTGACGATCAAAGACGAAGAGCCTGCATAATCAATCCGCTTCGGCGGGTAATCGAGGGGTGGCGGAATGGTTCGCCGCTGCCCCTCACCATGAACCAGAACCCAAGGATTTTTCAGATGGACTTCAACAAGTACAACAGCCGCGCTCATGCCGAAACAGGATCGCCCATGCAGATCATGGACCCGTGGACAGGCGAGCCGATGATGGACGACGACAAGCCTTGCCGTGTGATCGTGCGCGGCACCGCGTCCAAGTCGGTACAGGCAAACATGCGCGCCAAGCAAAAAGCGGCGATTATGTCTAAGAAGGCCAAGGGCGATGCTGCGGATGATGAAGAAGCGCGCGTTATGGAGGACGTTCACAACCAGCTATGCGAAGGCGCTGCACCCTTCATTGTGGGCTTTGAGAACGTGATGAACGGGGCCAAGCCTGCGACAGCCGAAGACGCCATGTGGTTCCTTGACCTGACATTCCCAGAAATGGGTGTGAAAGAAGATGCGGACGGCGAGGCTGTTCTGGACAAAGACGGATCGCCAGTTTTCGAAATGAAGAACAACCCGTTTGCAAAGCAGATCGGCGAGTTTGCTAGTAAGCAGGCGAATCGGATGGGAAACGCGCCGAAGGGCTAACCCTCTACGCGAAACAGCTTGGCTACCTCCACGCATTTCCAAAAGATCAAAAGCGGTGCCGTCTGGATCAATGGAAAGATGCGGGCGTTACTGACTTTGGTCTGCCGGAACTTGACCCCGAGGAATACCTTGTCGATCTGTTTTTCGATCTTGGACCGACTCGCAACAACGGTATGTCGGAAGGCCCAACGGACTGGGATATTCTGTTGCCATACGCCACAGCCAAGGGGCTGGACGCAGACGATACCAGCATCTTGTCTGATATGTGCAAAGCCTACCACGTAGAGCGCGAGAACGGCGTCAACGCGCTGGCGATTGCTCCGGTGGATAGGCCAAAGGCATCCCGTTAGCGGGGTGTCAAAACCGCGCGGACGTGCCGCGCGCAAGGTTCGCACATTCATATGCAGCCGGATCGTCAAAGAAAACGATGTGCTGGCCGCCCCGATAGAAAATCACGGTGTCCTTGAACCCTGTTTTACCGCCAATCGCGTTGTTGGCGTTCACGCTGGCACATACTGCCTTTTCGCCATTTGCTACATCGTAGGCACGGAAGTTCTGAAAATCTCCGCTGGCAGGGTCACGCAGCTTTACGCGGATATCCTTCGTCGCGCGCGCGGCTAGGGCGTTATCAATTTTGACGGGAGCGGCTGGCGTTGAGGCGCAAGCGGCAACCGTGGCTACGGCGACAAGCGCCAGGGCAATCTTTTTCATCTGAAATTCTCCGTTGGTTCGTCCTGAAGTTAGGGCGGGTTCCGCGCATGTACAAGGACTCACCCTATGGCCACATCATTTGCCGAGCTTGTACTTTCTGCAAATACGTCTGGCTTGCGTGCCGCGCGTGGCGATCTGCAACGGCTGACCAGCGAAGGCGAGCGCACGGAAACACGCACGCGCAAAGCATTGGGCGGTGTCGGCGCGGCGGCTAAGGTCGCAGCGGGCGCACTGGTGGCTCTGGGGGCCGTGTCGTGGGCATCCAACGGCATCCGGCAGGCGCGGGAATACGGCGCGGCCATGTCCGAAGTCTCGACGTTGATCGAAGGAACTCCCGCGCAGATGAAATCGGCTGAGGTTGCCACGCGCAACTTCGCCAAGGCATACGGAACCAGCGCCACACAGCAGGCAAAGGCGTACTATCAGGCTATTTCAGGCGGCGCGGAGGCGGGCGCGGAAGCAACTATGTTGCTGGATACCGCGAACAGACTTGCCATTGCGGGCGTCACGGACGTTGCATCGGCGGTCGGCATCCTGACCAGCGCCACAAACGTCTATGCAGATAGCGGGCTGACCGCTGCGGAAGCGTCGGACGCGCTGTTCGTGGCTGTGCGGGCTGGTGTGACCACGATCCCCGAATTGTCGGCATCTTTGGGGCAGGTTCTGCCGTTGGCGCAAAAACTGGGATTGAGTTTTGACGAAGTAGCAGCGGCCACGGCGGCGCTCACCAAGGGCGGCATCAACACATCCGAAAGTGTCACGGGCATCAATGCCGCGCTGACATCGATCATCGGACCAAGCAAGCAAGCAAGCGACTTGGCTGCATCTCTGGGCCTTGAGTTCAATTCGGCGGCGCTTGAAACAAAAGGTTTCGCGCAATTCATGGCGGATGCGGTTGAGGCTACAGGAGGCGGCGCTGACGCTATGCGCACGCTGTTCGGCAGCACCGAGGCCACAAAGGTAGCACTCGCACTCGCTGGCACCGCTGGCGCGGACATGGCGGCTATTCTGGACGATATGGCTGGCAAGGCAGGCGCAACCGACACCGCATTTGGCAAAATGTCCGAGGATATGGATCAGCGCCTAAAGGTGGTGCAGTCGCGGTTTGCGGACCTGCAAATAGGCGTTGGCGATGCGCTGTTGACTGTTCTCGTGCCAGTGATGGAGAAAGCGGCGGACGCGGCTACTTATTTTGCAAACGCCATCCCGGTTGAGCAGATTAGTGCGGCGGCAACGGCCCTCATGGGCTGGTCTGGTATCGACGAGGTGGCAATCGCCCTCGGCGCTCTTGCAGCAGCGGCAGCTATCGCGGCATCCCCGTTCATCGCAATGGCAGCGGCTGTGGCAGGCGTCACGGCGGCGGGCGTTTATCTATACACCAACTGGGAGGAGATCAGCGCGAAGTTCCCCGGCATTACGGGCGCGCTTGCGGCGGCGTTTGATCTGGTTACAGCAGCTTTCGACGCGATCATGCCAGTGGCGATGGCCGTTGGGGAGTTCGTCGTTGCGCAGGTAACTTCGATGGTGGCGGTGGTGGACGCGATCCTAAACGGTGACTGGGCAGGAGCATGGACCGCCGCGAAGGAATACGTCACGCGCCCGCTCGACGCAGCGGTTGCATTTGTTGTGGATTTTGCCGCGAACATTTTGCAGACCATAAAGGATCTTGCATCCAACGTACTTACTGCGGCGAAAGAGATTGGCGGCAATATCATTGCGGGCATCACCGGCAGCATCAAATCCAAAGCTGCGGACATTAAAAACTCTGTCACCAGCTTGGGCGCTGGAATGCTCGACGGACTAAAGAATAAGCTGGGCATCCAGTCGCCGTCCAAGGAGTTCGCAAAGCTGGGCGCGCATAGCGTAGATGGCCTGATCGTCGGCATAGACGGCAAGACGGGTGCGCTTGTTGATCAGGTGACGCAGACAGGCGAGGCGGCGCTAGATTCCGCAGAGCAAACGCTTGCACAGGGCTTCGGCTCTATGGTCGATTACATGATTGACGGCTTCAAAGGCGGCATGTCCGGGCTTGTGGATATTTTCAAAAACACGCTCAGGCAAATGGCCGCAACTGCGATCAAAAACAAGATCACCATTGGCCTTGGAATGGGTGGTAGCATCGGCGGCACCGCAGCAGCGGCAACCGCCCCCGGCGGCGGAATACTTGGCGCAGGCGGCGCTCTGGGCGGGCTTGGCGGTATCGGCAGCGCCCTAGCAGGGGGCTTTATGAACTCGGTGGGCGGGTTTTTGGGCGGTGGCTTGTCTGGCGGGTTTGGTGCGATTGGCGCGCAGGTTGGTACAGCTTTCGCAACGGGAACAGGAACGGCCATCGCGGGCGCAATAGGCGCAATTGCGGCACCACTGCTGGCTGTGGCGGCGGTATTCTCGTTCTTCAAGTCCAAAACCAAAGAGCTGGACGCAGGACTGCGCGTCACTATCGACGGTATGGACACGCTAGTTGAGACATTCAGCACCATCGAAAAGAAGAAGTTTTGGGGTTTGTCCAAGAAGGTCAGCACGTCATTCACTGCGGCGGAGGCCAGTGTCGCTGATCCTCTCGAAGCTATTGTGGCACAGATGCAGGGCAGCGTTCTTGACGCAGCAGGCTCGATCGGCGTGGGCGCTGATGCGTATGAGGCCTTTGCGCATGAGGTCCAGATATCTACGAAGGGCTTGAGCGAAGAAGACGCACAGCGCGCCGTGGTAGAAGCTCTGAACGGCATCGGGAACGCGTTTGCTGCACTGACCCCAGACCTTGAGCAATTCATGCGCGAGGGCGAAGAAGCTGGCGATACACTGACACGGCTCGCAAGTGATCTCGGCGCGGTTAATCTTATGATGGATACGCTCGGCCACACACTGCGAGAAGCTACTGTTATCGGCGCTGGTACGGCGTCGGACTTTGCTGCCATGTTTGGCGGTATTCAAGCGATGAACGCAGCAACCACAGCATTTTTCACCGGCTTCTACAGCGAGGCAGAACGGTTCGCCACAGCACAACGCCAGATCGAAGCACAGTTCTCGGCTTTGGGTGTCACGACGCCACAAACCCGCGACCAGTTCCGCGCGATGGTCGATATTCTGGATTTGACCACGGAGAGCGGCAGGAGCATGTATGCGTCGCTAGTTTCCCTGTCGAGCGCACTTGATGCCGTCCTGCCCGCCGTATCGAGCTTCACGGCGCAAATTGCGGCGATGGTGGGAGCGATCAGCACGGAGATTGACACAATCATCGGTGAAGCCACGACCGCAATGCGATCAAATGAGCAGGCGGCGGCGCTGTGGTATCGGACAGCCGACACCCTGCGCGGCGTCATCACGGATATGCGCAGCACTGCCGGGGCTTTGATCTCCGGTGCTAAGGCGCGGGAGTTCTCCGAAACGCGGTTTCAGACGCTTCTTGCGTCGGCTATGGCGGGGGATAGCGGCGCGGCGGCAGGTTTGGGCGCGGCGGCTCGCACGCTGCTGGACAACACCAAGGCCACTGCGACAACAGCGCTGGAAGTCGCGCGGGCGGAGGCGCGCGTGATCTCGGACTTGCAACTGGCGGGCGGTGTGTCGGATATCGAGGGCGCGCGGCATGACGTGATCGCTGGACTGATGGGTCAGCAGGTAGATCTGCTTGAGGGTGTGCGCGATGCAATCAACAGCGGTGATCTGTCTGCCGATGATATTGACGGGCTGAACGCGCAGATGGGCGCGCTTGAGGGTGCGATCAAAGCCGCCGAAATGATCAATTATGCGTTCTTGCAGGAGCGCCTTTCGGTGTCGGTTGATCTGATTGCGGACGCAGATATCCCGCAGCCGATCCGCGACCTTCTGGCCAATACTGCCACGGGCATCACCGCGACCATCGACTACATCGTGCGGGCACCTGACCTTACGCCTGATCTGCGGTGGCTGGCGCTGACTGGTACGAGCAGCCATGTTAGCACGTTGGAACTTATCGCAGATGACAGGCTGACCAATGCGCAGCGCCAGATCGCCCTGCTTGACCTTGGAGCGGATACTGCGGTCTTGCGCAATGTGGTCATGCGCGCGACCTACGCGACAGACACGACAGCAGCGCAGCGCAGCATTATTGACGCCATCGGCGGCAGTGTGGACGGTAGAATTACGCTTGGCGGCTCGTTCCAGTTTGACCCGTCAACGGGCTTCCAGACTTGGTATGCGACCACAACGCGCGCAGCAATCACAGTTCCCATGGCGGGACTGCAATTAAGCCTAAATGCACTGGCGGACCAAATCCGCGCGGACATGGCCGACCGTGCAGCAGCAGCCGCGCGCGCCCAGTATCTTGCGGGGCTTCAGGCGCAACTCGGAACGGTAGCGGGCACACGTCAGACTGCAATTGACGAGGCCGCAGGCGTAATGGGTCAGATCCGTGATCTTGAAGCGCGGACTGGCGTGGATATCCGCAACGGGTCCAGCGATGCGGTGATGGGTTTTCACGCAGGGGGTAACGTGAACTATCAGGCGTCTCACGTCAGCTACCGCAGCGGTTCTGATCTTGCAGGGTTTAATTCCGCGTTCCGAGGCCCAAACGGACTTGAGGCGCAACTGATGGCCCTCGGACAAATTCCAGCGGCGTACAATCAGCAGATTAACGGACTGCGCGCCCAGATCGCGGGAATGGGGGCAGTGCCTGCATTCGCTACGGGTGGAACGCACATGGGCGGTTTGCGCATGGTTGGCGAGAATGGGCCTGAGCTTGAGGTCACAGGGCCGTCCCGCATCTACAGCGCGCCACAGACACGCGCGATGATGTCGGGCGGTGATAACGCTCGACTTGAAATGCTTGTCGAAAAACTCACGATGGAGGTTGCGCGGATGCGGGACGAAAACACGCAGCTTGCGAAAAACCGAGGCACTGACCTGCGCCGGATTCGCCTCATCGAAGAGCGCCGCGCTGCCGCAGAGGAGCTGCTATGACCGCAATTATGGTCATTCCCTTTTCTGTGACGGACGGTAACTTCGTGTCCAGCAACGTGCCCGAAACGGACCATCCTGCGTGGGTGGTTGGCACAACATACGCTCAAGGTGATCGGGTTATTTCAACGACAACCCACAAGATCTATGAGAGCGTGTCCGCTGGCAACACTGGCAATGATCCAACTCTGCCTGCCAACGTGCCTACATTTTGGTTGGTGGTCGGCAGCACGAACCGATGGCGTGCTTTTGATACATCTCTGGGCCAAAGCGTCACCAACCCGGATACGATTGAGTACGTTCTGACCACACCGCAGCGGCTCGACAGCGTGGCATTTATTGGGCTGGTCGGAACATTTGTTCGGGTGATAGTCAAGGACGGATCGTCGACGGTTCGCTACGACATGACACAAGACCTGATCGACGTGAGCGGCATTACAAGCTGGCTGGACTTCTTCTCGTATGATGGCAGCTACGATCCCGAAATCGTGTTCAACGACATCGGCGCGCTGTCTGGCTTCAGGGTCGAGATCACAATCTCGACAATCGGAGGCACGGCTGAGGTCTCGGAGATCGTCGCGGGAAAAGCCGAGTCGCTCGGCACGCTCCTATCTGGAACGCGCAGTGGCTTTACAGACTACAGCCGTAAGGAGATTGACGACTTCGGAAACATCACCATCGTGAAGCGCCCCACGGCACGGCGAGCAGAGTGGGAGTTGTCTTTCGAGACGCGGGCAAACCACCGTATCCAGCGCGCACTTGAAGACGCTAGAGGCGCGCCCGCTTACTTCTACCCCGGCCCTGAAATGACCGATTTCTACGTTAGCGTGTACGGCGTGGTTGATGACTTCTTTCCTGCGCTTGAGGGCGGCGGAACAACACAAGCGACCCTTTCAATAACAGGAGCAACCTGATGCCTCGGCCAACGACATTTGTATTCCCGAACGATCCGCCTGTTTTGGGCGACCCAGACTTTGCGGCAGACGCTCAAGGATACCTTGGGGCGTTCCCCGATCTGTTGACCTACGTTGAAGAGATGGCGGACTTTTTGCAGACGGACTTTGCAACCGAGCTGGCCAATGGTTCGGCGGCATTGCCCTCTATGGCCTTTGCAAGCGACCTGAATACTGGTTTCTATCGCGTGGCAGCGGATCAGATCGGTGCATCGACGGGTGGGGTGCGGCGATGGCTTCTGAGCAATACGGCTTTTCAGGTCGATGTTCCGATTACAGGTACAGCAGTTGTTTCAAGCGACACCGATGTCACCGCTGAGCGACTTCTGAAAACAGTTGCTGGACCAGCACAAGCGTATCGGCGCGGCAATATTCTGGGCACTGTTTCCCAGTCGGCAGGCGTTCCGACTGGTGCGATTATCCAGCGTGGCAGCAACGGCAACGGCGAGTATGTCCGGTTTGCGGACGGTACTCAGATTTGTAGCCATCAGCTCAACGCTAGCGCCACCACTGACGTGACTTGGACTTTCCCAGCAGTTTTCGCCACATCACCCAAAACCTCTACAAGCCCTAAATCTGGCGGGTTTAGGATCGGCGTGGTCGGAACTGGCGCTCAATTAACCAACATAACTTTTGGTGTATATGACGTTGCAGGCGATCGGCAGGCCAATAACTCCGACCTATTCGCAATCGGTCGCTGGTTCTAAAGGATAAAATAATGAAAATTACAGTACACCTATCGGCAGCCCTGCCCGGATCACCTGAAACAACCATGTCGGTGTCTGCTGACGTAGCGACTGTCAACGGCACAGCTTACGACCTATCCGACGTTCCGGAAGGCGGCTCTGCCGTTCCTGGTGGCGATCATCCCTTTGTGGGGGCAATTAAGCGCGTCGGCGGGCAGATCGAGGTGTCGGTGCATTGGTCTTATGATACGGCCACCGCCTCACCAGATCAGGGCAGCGAGCATCCTGTTTTTGTAACCACGAGCGGCGCGGTTCCCGACCCCGTGCAGCGTTTGGAGGTGCAAGAATGACCTTTTCCCTGACCATCACAACTGCTGCGGAGATTGCTGCCCAAGAACAGCAATCGCGCAGCGATGCCGTCACGGTTGAGCGCGACCGCAGGCTTGCGGCGGGGGCCGTTGTCGCCGTCACAGGCTACGGCGATATTCCTGTTCAAGGTCGGATACACGACCAAATCAACCTGATCGCACTTGGAGACACGGCACGCGACTTGATTGATGCCAGCATCTCCGGCGCGATCATCCCGTTTCGGGACGGTGACAACGTGATGCACATGCTCACGCCTCAGCAGGTTGCGGAACTGGCGCGAAAGGGCAAGGCGGCGGCATCGGCGATCTATGCAGCGGCATGGGCGATCAAAGACAGCGCTGAAATTCCCGCAGACTTTGCAGACGACGCGAACTGGCCTGCCTAAAACCGACACAGAAGGCCATAAGGCCATGTAAAGCCCGAATGTAGTACGGCGTAAGGAAAAGTATGAGCGAGGATGATGTGCAAGTGGGTCAAAAAACCATGCGGCAACACTTGGTGGCAGCGGCGCGGGACATTCTCGTTTTCACTGCGATGTTTGGAGTTGTGGGTTCTGCGGTGGGTGCGTTGCTGGCTCCCTATTGGTTGCCGTTTCGAGACTTGCCGATTGCAGTGAGTGACTTGGGCAAGACGGTTTCGCAGGTGCAGGCGACACTGACCGAGCTGCAAAGCCCCAAGGTGATAGACGTGGCGGGCATTGGCTTGATTGTCGGGGAAAATACGGTGCATCGCGGCGACACGCTGACACTGTTCTACATGCTTCGCCGCAACATTACATGCGTCACCAGATACAACCGCAACTTTTTCAACGTCAACACGGCAACGCAGTTCAACGGCGGGTCATTCATCGCACAGCAGGCACCGGTCACGACTGGCTTTATCCCGTTCAAGATCGAAGTGACCATCCCGATGGATATGCCCTACGGCGAATATTCATACATTCCCGTCGCCACGCCGATTGAGTGCGGGATTTACGAGCCAATCGTCATGCACCCGACTGAAACATTCAGCGTAGTACCGAAAGGATAAATCAATGGACAAGGCAGCATTTTACAAGTCGCTTCGGAGGCGCGAAAGCGGTGTGTTCGGCACACGCCTTTCGCAGTCTCAGGTGAATGGTATCGAGGGCATCCTGACGGCGTTTGAGCAGGTCGGTGACGGCAGGTCCAGCACGTTGGCTTATGCACTTGCCACAGCTTACCATGAAGTCGGCGGGCGCATGGTTCCGGTGCGTGAAGGCTTTGCCAGCACCGACGCGGGCGCACGGCGGGCCGTAGAGGCTTTGGCGCGCAAGCGTGGGCCTAACAGCAACGTCGCAAAGTATGCCAAGCCACAGCAGCCCTACGGCCATGTCTATTACGGGCGCGGCCACGTTCAGTTGACTTGGCTGGACAACTACCGCGACAGCAGCACGGATGCGGGCGTGGATCTTGTCAAAACGCCGGACGCCATGCTCGATCCGGCCATTAGCGCCCGCGTGATGATCAAGGGCTTGCTTGATGGCCGCTGGAATGGTCGCGGCCACGGCCTGCGCTATTATCTGGACAAGGGCGATCTGGAAGGCGCGCGGCGCACGGTCAACATCACTGACAAATGGGCGGTTATTGCAGGCTACTACCGCGCGTTTCTGGCTGCAATTGAGGCAGGCGGTGGCGTAAGTGCAAAGCGTCCTGATCCGGTCCCGCCGATCATGCCCGCACCCGCTGACACAGATGCTCCGTTTACTGAGCAAACATCACCGCAGCGCCCTTGGTGGGTCGCTCTGCAAACCCTTTTCTCTGCAATCTTTGGAGGCAACAAATGAAAAACGATATCAACCCGCCCGCCGTGTCGAAAATCAACTGGACCGCGCTTGTGATGGCTCTGATCGGTGTTGGTGCAGCGCTGGGGGTTATCCCCGAAGAACTGAAAGAGCCTGTGACCGAAGCAGCGCTGATTATCGGCCCGATGTTGGTTGCCACGTTCCGCACATGGTTCACGAAGCCATGAGGCTCGGACCCACAGGCGTGGGCGTTGTCGTGACCATTTTCTGGGGCGCGGTGCTTCTGGTGATCTCCCTTGGCGCGTGGAAGCTGCTGATATGATCCGCCTTGTCTTCATAGCCGTGCTTCTGGCAGGCATTGCCGCCGCAAGCATGTGGCTGTATTCGCGCGGCGGTGACAACGCCCGCACCGATCAACTCGAAAGGACACTGCAAGATGCTGACACGTTCAACGAAGGCGATGGCACTGGCCCTGATTGCAGTGGCCTTGACCGGATGCTGGCCCGATGCGGAAGCGCCAACTAAGGGCGTTCCCTGCGTCGTACTTAAACCAAAGACCGACGCGCTGCGGGCGGGCATCATTGCCAACCCAGACACAGCCGAAGCCGTGGCAACCCCGGCGGCTGACATTGTGCTAGGCACAGAAGCCGTCTGCGGAAAAACACAATAGCCCCATCGGGCAACCATCAAAGGAAAGCATTATGGCTTATCTCAACCCAGAAGCACTCGACCAAGGACTTGATTGGATCGACACCAACGGCACCCGCCTCGATGTTTGCTCTCAAGAGCCTGCAACCTACGCTGAGGCGACCAGCACCTATACGCTGATCACTGCGACCGTCAACACAGGCTCCACTGTGAACAGCGCGACAGGCCGCAAGGTCACTGTGCCCGCAGTCTCAGCGGCCACCGCCACAGCGACAGGCACAGGCACGCACTGGGCCTTGACAGACGGCACGGGTGTTCTGGTGGCCACTGGCGCTCTTTCAGCGTCTCAGGCGGTGACGTCAGGCAGTGATTACGACCTTGCCGCTTTCGATATCAACTTCCCCGCCGCGACATAATCCCGCTGCAAATATCTGCGCAAAGGACGTATCATGCCAAGAGCACTTACCATCGAAATCGTCACGGATAAGCCTGTAACGCAGACCATCTCCGTTCGTCGCGCAGAGACCTTGCGGATCACGCTGTCTCAAGAGGTCGCATCAGTTGCGCTGACTATCAGCCCAACGGCTGGGGGCGAACCAATTGTAGAGATCCCCGGCACGGCTGGGTTGATCATAATTTCGCCATCCCTTGTTTCCAGCCTGACCGAAGGCCAGTCGTTTCAGATGAACATCTGGAACACGACCAACCCGGCCGATCCGTTGCAACTAGTCAATGGGACGTTCAAAACCGAAAACACGATCCAGCCCGGTTTTGTTGAGTATGCGAGCCAGTATCTCAGCTCAGGCACGAACATCATTCATCTTTCGCAATTCGAGTATGACCAGATCTCGGATTTCCCGGCTGATACAATCTACATCATCACGGAGCCGTCTGTATGATGTATTTTGGCGACCGTTACGTGCGCCGCATTTATCTGGGCGGAGCGCTTCTCAAGGAGTTCCCAGTCCAAGGTGATGCGCCGTTCGGGATGCAAGGGCTTCTGATGACGACTACGCTTGGCTCTCCAACGCTGTCGGAAGTGGTTGGGGTTCCACTTATTTCGCTTGCTGACCTGAATATGACACCATTGATATCAACTGCATCGCTGACTCTTTCGGAAGTGGCCGAAGCTGTGCTTATTTCGCCTGCTGGTTTGAGCATGGCGCCATTGATGTATTCAATGGAGCTGACTCCTTCGAGTGTCGCTGGAATTGCCTACGTCGAAACACAGGGTCAATCTAACATTACAGGCTTCAACTCTGTTGATGCGCTGCCAAGTGCACAGCTCAAGACATACGCAAATGTCAGCGCCTTTGAACTTACAAGCGGCTTGGGCACTACTGCCTCGGTCGTTGAGCGCCTGCCATATACGCTTGTACCAGATGGGCAAACAATAGATGGCGTAGTAGGTCGCAAGGGCGAAAGAAATATTGGAAGCAGTAGCGGTGGCGTTGGTCCTACTTACGGGGTCGTGAAAGGGTACGACGACAACGGGTTGTATGCCACAGCCGAAGCCCTTTGGCTCATGAAGGCGTCCACTCCCGGAACCCACATAGATGAGTTTCTCCCCATCAATGCGGCGGCTGTCTGGAAAAACTTGGTTTATGGTCGTCGCGCAGTGCGGACTGCGGTTCTTGCTTCAGAAACGCCCGTTTTGTACCAGTCAAAAATCTGGATGCAAGGTGAGGCAAACACCAACGCCCCGCGCGCAGCAGAAAACCTAAGTCACCCAGATATCGTTGAGTATCCTGCCAAGTTTGAGCAGGTCTACGCTTTTGATGTTGCTCAGATGGGCGAACAGCCGACATGGTTTATATGCCAACTATCTGTTGACGGTGGTGGTGTAGCCAACCCTTATACAGCTGCGATCAATGCACAGCTAAAATCTCTTTGTGGTTTTACAGTCGATGCAACGGGTACGATTACAGCAAACGGTAGTGGTAATCCAAACAGGTATTTTGTCGAACACAACATTACAAACGGCGTAGACGTTCACCTCAACGCAATTCATATGGGACAGCTTGGGGCTATCATCGACACTGCGGAAAAGACCATTCACGCAGGTGACGGATTGTCTAGCGCGCTTCCTGTTCTGCCTCGCCCCGTAATACTTAATATAGAGACTGGGACTGTTACAGGCGGTAGTGTGGCACTGACACTAACAACTACTGATGTGGGCACGATTTACACGGCATCTGTTCCTGCTGGTTCTGACACTCCTACTGATGATGAGATCATTAACGGAGGTGGCGATGTAACTGCGCGCGGATCGCAAGTGTTCTCTGGACTGTTTGCACCGGGATCTACCCTTGCTACAACGCTTACGGGCATTCCTACAGGTGGGTCAGTCGATATTCATGCGATACTCAGGAACGGGTTAAACAGCCTGTCCCGAAGCGTGACTGGCATCGCAATCGCCGCTGCACCTGTGGCCTCTGGCTGGGATACCACGTTTCAGACGGGCTTTATCACTTACTCGAACAACGGCGGGCAGGCCAACAACACCGCAGGCGCAATACGGTACGCCCGATCTGCTCAGGGACAAACAACAGGCAAGCGCATGTTCCAGATCAACACAATCGGCACGCTTTCGTTTGCAGGCATTGCTGATGTTAATTTGCCAGTAGGTGGCGGGAGTAGTAGTATAAACGGCACAGAGCGTGTCGGGTGGTTGTTTGGTAACGTAGTAAGCTCTGGTTCTAACGTGCCGATGGGTGAGGGCGTAAACACAGCAGATACGGTGCAGATTGCCGTCGATCTGGATGCACGCCTGCTTTGGATTAAGAAAGAGTCGGTTTCCGTTTGGAACAACAATGCCTCTGCAAACCCAGCGACAGGTGTGGGGGGCGTCAGCATCGCAAACATGCCCGTCAGCGTTCTGCCTGTTGCGGGATTGGCATCCGGCCCTGAAAATGGGGCTATCCTGAACCTATCACCCGCCACACGACCAGCAGGGTTCGGCACATGGGCCTGATTTGCCACGCTTGCGGGCAGGAAGTCGAAAGCTCCTTGCCCGAGATCCTAAACCAGTGCGGCTTGACCGTCACTGAGCGCAGGGTGTGCGATATTGTTTTGCGCACGCCCAACTTGAGCCGCGTTGAGTTGTCGAATAGGATGTATGAGGATGACGAAGATGGTGGGCCAGATCTTGCCGAGTGCGCCGCTCGTCAGCACGTTCACAACATCAACAAAAAGCTGCGACCGCTTGGCTGGGAATTAACCGGCCTGCGCGGGCAGAACGGCTATCGCTTCTTGCGCGTACCGGAGTAACGACCAGGCGACGGGGCACGTCGCATACTCAACTAAAGAAAGGTCCACTATTTAGCGTTACATACCTTTGCTGACGTTTGCCTGTACGCAAATCACTGCCCGCGCGCCGTAATGGTTGCGCGGGCTTTTTTGTGTTCGAAATCACGCATCGGGTGTCTCCTTGGATAGGGCGCGGAGGGCAATCAGTATGCCGTCACTGCCTCTCACCTTCATTCCAATCCGGTCGGACATAATGGCGTCTATTATCCTGCCCCAGATTGGACACTTTGGGCCATACTCATTGCCAAGCGCATTCAGCAACACCTTTGCAGCATCCGCAACGCTGGGCTGCATGGCGGCGCGCGTGAAGTCCATCTTGGAAAGATCGTACTCCTTCCAAATCTGCGCGGGGTGGTTCAAATCAAATGCGCTGATTAAATGTGTGGGTTCGGGGTGCCATTCTGTCGTGCCGTAGCGGACCTCTCCAAGCAAAAGCATACGCACATCTGTCTCCCCGCGCCAATTTGTGTATTTGACGGTGATTGCTTCGTCTGTCTGTGCTGGGGTCATTGGTAAAGCCAATCAAAAACTGACAGAAGTTCACACCCGAAATAAGTGCAGGCGTTATAACCTTGCTCGCCCTTCATGCTGACTTTTGCGCAAGCCCCAACTTGCAAAAGCGTGTTTCTTTCTGATTTTGAGACAACATCACCGTCCCAGATCGGACCCTGTTTCAGTTGCGCCAGAGACTCATGCAGAACCTTGTTTCGGTGGGCAAAATCAATCATCCTAATAAGAAGAATATTTTCTTCGTTGTCATTAAGGTCTGGTCTCCCATTGATCGGGATAGAGCATTCATAATCTTCTAGGTGCTGTTTCAGGCCAGTCATTTTATTCCTCCTTTGCCGCATCGTTGCGGGGTTCTGTGGTTTGGATCAGGGCGCGCAGTTTATTTTCCAGCGCGAAAAGTTCGCTGTCGCTGGTATCCCAATCGCAAAGGGCAATAGCCTCACGCAGCGCATCATCCCGCGCCGTCTGTAGCTGTGTTTGTGCGTCGGCAAGCTGGGCGCGTAGGGCGTTACGTTCGGCGGCGAGGACGTGATATCTAGCCGCGTGGTGCTTCTCCGAGCTGTCATAAATATCTACGTCGATATATTTATGATATGGACCCGGACGGTCGTCTTCCCAGCGCGGCACTGTCGCAGCAGGGTGATAGACGTGAACACCCTCGTGCATAAATTCACCCCGCTCCTCTGCCCATATCTCGCGCGGCCATCGCCATCGCACCGCGCTCGTATCAACCTCACTCATTGTCCTGCCCTCCTGTGGCGCAAAGATCGTCGTGTATCGGTCCCAAAAGATCAACATCGTTCCCGCCATAGTGACGGATCACCTGCCGCCATGTATCGTCCAGTGTGCGGCGGTGAATATTCTTCAGTGGACGATTGGCTACCTCATCGTGCCATTTGCGAACAGCCCAATCCCATGGAGCCGCAGATGATCCTAGAGGCTGCCCTTCTGTGGCGCGGTAGGTGGAGAGGTCAGTCCGCAACATCACGTCATAGACAGCGGGGCTATCTTTCATGCGGATAAGTCTTAGCTCCTCTTCGGCGCGCGCAACCAATTCTTCAGCAGATTTCACGCGCGCCTCTAGGGCTGCGATCTGCTCACGCTGGGCGATGATGTGCGCGGCCATTTCTTCGTATGAAATAAAGCCAGACCATATTTGCGCGGGTGTTTCGCAGTTATCCCATCCGCCATATTCGTTCATGGCCTTCCACCGACCCTTGCGATTCATCTGCTTTGCGCCCTGCGGCTTGTACGGCACCCATTTAACTGGCCCACCGACCAGAACATAACCCTCACGAATATCAGGCTCGTGCTGCAAATCTTGGTCAACATTAGATACGGTAGGCAGCGCTTCAATCTGTTCCGGTGTCATATCAGTCTCCAAATTACCAAAAGCCAAAAGACTAGGCCCAGTGCCGCAGCGGGCACGATCCACCATGATGGTTTCATATC